AGTATATGGTCAGAAAACACTTCAATTAAAAGCATCTGCTCTTGATAGAGTAAATGTTAGAAGATTATTGATTTCTCTTAAATCATATATTTCTCAAGTAGCTAATACATTAGTATTTGAACAAAACACCCCAGCTACTAGAAATAGCTTCTTAGCTCAAGTTAATCCATATTTAACTAGTGTTCAACAGCGTCAAGGATTATATGCTTTTAAAGTAGTAATGGATGATTCTAATAACTCTCCTGATGTAATTGATAGAAATCAATTAGTAGGTCAAATTTATTTACAACCAACTAAAACTGCTGAATTCATTTACTTAACATTCAATATCACTCCAACTGGTGCGACTTTTGAATAAAATCAAATAAAGGGGATAGGTTAAATACCTATCCCTTTTTAAAAAAATTGATATTTATAATAAAAAAACATAAAAAAACATGGCAATTTTAAATCCAAACGAAATATTTTTTACCGCGTTTGAACCCAAACAGCAGAATAGATTTATCATGTATGTAGACGGGGTTCCAGCGTATATAATTAAGGGAGTAGGTGCAATCACATTAACCCAGGAATCAATTGCTCTCAATCATATAAACGTTCAAAGGTTTGTAAAAGGAAAATCTAAATGGGGTACAGTTCAGATGACTTTATTTGATCCTATTACACCATCTGGAGCTCAAGCAGTAATGGAATGGGTACGTTTACACCACGAATCAGTAACAGGTAGAGATGGATATTCTGATTTCTATAAAAAAGATTTAACTCTTAATGTTGTTGGTCCTGTAGGAGATGTAGTATCAGAATGGATATTGAAAGGATGTTTGATTATTGAAGCTAATTTCGGTGAATACAGCTATGATAACGAATCAGCTGCTCAAAACATTACTATGACTGTTCAACCTGACTACTGTGTATTGAACTTCTAAAAAAACAAAAAAATTATTTAAAAAGGCTTGGATATCCTGAGCCTTTTTTTATTTTTTGATATTTATAACAAAACAATAATCTTTAATTTAAAAAAGTTACAATAAAATGGAACAAAAATTTAATTTCCCTACGGAAACAATTGAACTGCCCTCTAAAGGGCTTCTTTATCCTCCCGATTCTCTATTAGCATCTGGAACAGTAGAAATGAAATACATGACTGCTAAAGAAGAGGATATTTTAACAAATTCAAACTACATTAAGCAAGGAGTTGTAATTGATAAACTCTTACAATCATTAGTTATTTCTAAAATTGACATTAATGATCTTTTAATTGGAGATAAGAACGCTTTAATATTAGCTTCTAGAATTTTAGGGTATGGTAAAGATTATACTTTTGACTATAAAAATCAAGAAGTAACAGTTGATTTATCTTTATTAGAAAATAAATATTTAGATGAATCTTTAATGTTAAATAATAGAAACGAATTTGAATTTGAATTACCTTCTACTAATAACAAAATTACTTTTAAACTTTTAACTGAAAAAGATCAAAAGGCTATAGAAAAAGATATAAATGGAATTAAAAAAATAAACCAAAATCTAAGCCCAGAAATATCTACTAGGTTAAAACATACTATTTTATCAATTAATGGAAATTATGATAAAAAAGATATCAATGAATTTGTAGATAATTATCTATTAGCCAAAGATTCTATAGCCTTAAGAAAATATATTCTTCAGGTTAGTCCAGATGTTAGTATGAAATCATCAATCGAATTAAACGGTGTAGAGGAGGACATCGAAGTTCCAATAGGAATGAACTTTTTTTGGCCTGAGCTATAATTATAGAATGTCTGTATTTAATCAAATACATGAAATAGTATTTTGGGGGCAAGGAGGATATAGTTACGATGTAGTTTATAATATGCCTATTTGGTTAAGAAATTTTACTTTTAGTCAATTAAAGCAGCATTATGAAAAACAAAATGGAAGAGATGATCAAGAAACTAATTTTCAAAAATCTGTCGCAGCCATGAAACAAGCTAAAATCGATAACATTATACCACTTCAAACCAACAATCCCCCTAAAAAACAACCAACATATACAACAAAGGCATCAAAAAAATGATGCCTTTTTATATGTATAACAAAATGTTAGTATAATGGCTCCACCACCAAATCCACCTACTCCACCAACTCCCCCAAATCCTGGAAACCCTGGAAATCCTTATGATCCTAATGCTTTTGCTCAAGGTCTATTTGATTTAATAAGACAAAATGAAGAAGCTAGGAAACTTAAAGATAACATTGAAGACCAAACTAATTATTTAAAAACTCAAAAAACTCTTCGTTCAGAAATATTATCTTTAAGTAAAAAACTATATGAGATTACAAGAGATATAGAGTATTTAGAGGATAAAGAGTTAGGAACTAGAGAAACAGTTTTATCTATAAATAAAGAAATAAATAAAGCTAACAAAGCTGAAAAACAATTAAGAACAGAGATTAGTCGTTTAAGTCTAGATCAATCCATAAATGCTCAAACTTTAGTAGCTTCTCTTAAAGAAGTTGTAGAAAAAAATGAAAAAAATGTAAAGCTTTTAGAAGAACAAAAAGATCTTTCTGAAAAAATCAGAAATAATTTTGGAGTAAAACCTTTTTCATTTTTAGCTGAATTTGCTGAAAAATGGGGAGGAAAAGCATCTTTACTTTCTACTCCATTTGAAAAAGGAGCTAAAGCTGCTAGAGAATCTGCAAAAGAAAATTTCCTTAATAATAAAAAAATTCAAGAACAAATAGCACTTAGAGAAGAACTTAATGCTGTTATAACTGCCGGAAGTAGTACTAGAGAACAAGCCGAAAGATTAAACTTAAGAAATAGAGATGGTAGTTTAGCTACTGGAGCTGTAGGTAGATCCGTGGCAATATCTAAATTAAATCAGCTTCCAGATTTAGGTAGTAAAACATCTTCTCTTGCTATAGGATTAGAAGCATTTACTAAAGGATTTACAGGTCTTTTAGGAGGATTAACAGGTTTGCTAAAAGGTGGTTGGATAGGAATGTTAGTAAGCATTGGTAAATTTTTTATTGATGCTATGTTTGCCGCAGATAAACAAGTAACAGATATAGCTAAAAATTTCAATATTTCTAAAGATGCTGCTAGAAAAACTAGGGATAGTTTTTTTGATGTTACAGATAAAGCTCCAATACTTACTAAAATACAAGAGGGTAATTTATTATTACAAAAAGATATAGTTGAGTCTAATTTAAAATTAAATGAACTGTTAGGTACATCAGTTAATTTAGCTACTGATCTAGGAGTAAAAGGAGAACAATATGCCGCTCAATTGGCAAATGCTTCTAAATTTTTAGCATTAAATGATGAGGAACAAAAAGGTTTAATTCAATCAACTGCTATTACTGGAAAAACAATAGATCAAACAAAAAATTCAATAGTAGGAATAACCCGTTTAAGAAAATTAGAAACAGGAATATTAGTTAATGAAAGAGCAATATTAAAAGATGTTTTAACTGCTTCAAATTCAATGAAAGTTTCTATAAAAGGAGGAGAAGAAGCATTAACACGTTCTGCTATTAGAGCTAAAGAATTAGGTTTATCATTATCCCAAGTAGATAAAATAGCAGATTCTTTATTAAATTTTGAATCTTCTATTACAGCTGAATTAGAAGCAGAATTATTAACTAATAAAGAATTGAATTTAGAGCAAGCTAGATATTATGCCTTAACTAATGATATTGAAGGATTAACAGAAGAAATAGCAAATAATCAGGAAATTATAGATACTTTTGCTGGGAATAATAGAATCGCCCAAGCTAAAATAGCTCAATCTTTAGGAATGTCTAGAGAAGAAATGGCTAATATGGTTACTGAACAAGAAACTTTAAATAAATTTAAAGCTAAAGCCTCTAGTTTAGATGCTGATACTCTTGAGCAATTAAAGAAAAATGGTTCAATATCTGAAAAACAATATAATGATTTAAAAACAGGTAAAGGAGCAGCCTCAGATTATTATAGAGCTTTAAAAGACTCAGGAAAACTAACAAGCGATATAATAGAGAGTTTAGGGTCTGCAGCTATGGAAAGTTTAGAAGCTCAAGATGCCCAAAGTAAATTCAATGATGCTTTAGAAAAAGCAAAAGAAACATTTTCAAGATTTGTAGATGGAGGATTTTTAGATCAATTAGCTGATGCCATAGTTAAATTTGCTGATTTTGTATTAGGTGCATCAGGAAGAGAAAAAATATCTGAAGATACTATAAGAGAAATTGAATCTGATTCTAATAAATTTAAGAATGTATCTAAAGAAGCTCAAGCTAGATATGAAGAAGCTAAAGAATTAGCTACTGATCAAACTAATTGGTTTACTAAAACACTTTTAAACTTGTTGCCTGGCACAATGGTAAATTTTGGAGATTTACAAGTTGCTAAAGAAAAAGCAGCAATGCAAAACTTACAACAAGTAGAAGCAGGTAAGAGTATTGAAGATGTTTTTGGAAAACCTAAAGAAATGGCTCTGGGGGGTATAGTTACTAAACCTACAAGAGCATTAATTGGAGAAGCCGGTCCTGAAGCCGTATTACCTTTAACCCAATTGATGAATGAATTTGCAGAAATGAAAAAACACCTCGCTTCAATAGCATCTAAAAACTACACTCCAGTAATAGAAATGAACGGGATAAAATTAAGTGAAGCCCAAGATTTAATAATAAACAAAGGTTAAAAACATTAATATTTATAATAAAAAAACATTATGGGACTTTTAGACAGACTTACACAAGAAGGTTCTCCTTACTCAATCACAGGTAATGGTCAGACACCTTTAACAAATGTTGGAGCTACTCAACAATCAAAACTACATGCTAGTGGTGAAGAAGCTGGTTATTCATTAAACGGAAACTTTACTCAAGAAGTAAATGCTGCTTATGTATCTTATGTTGATGGAATGCCTAATATCTTACCTCAACCATCTCAATTAGATTTAAATGGTGGTTTACCTGGATACGGGGAGTATAGAAATAACGCACCAGAAGGAGCAACATTTTAATTCATGGCATTAATAAATCTTACTACCAATCTTAAATCATTAAAATTTGGGAATGATCAGCCTGATGGAGGTTCGAGTAATCAACCTTACATCCAGGCAGATATTCCAAATCAGTCTTCACCACTTAATGGTGGCGCCGATAATGACTTTTTATTGAGAGGAGGATTAACTGCTCCTATTGATGCTGCAGAAGATGTTTTAAGATTAAGTAAATTTTTTATAGATACTAAATCACCTAATGGATTATTTTTTACTCTAAAACAAAATTTATTATCAAGAACATCAGTTAGAACTCAAGCTAGTACTGGTCCTTCTTATGGTGGGGTTAATGGTGGTGTGAATCAAGGTATTTATACTCCATTAAGTACCTTAGCTCAAGCTGGGGTTGGTTTTACTGGAACTCATTTAAATTTATTAGGTTTAGATCCTTCATCTCCTATGACCGGAGTAGTAAAAGATGGATTAATTCCTGATTTAGGTTTGAATAGATATGGGGAAAAGGTTACATTTAATCAAGAAATTAAACAAAATAGATTAATTGGATTATATCAAGTAAAAACTTTACAAGATCCTACTTTTATACCTGAAGGATTAAAAGGATCATATGCTGTTAGTAATGCT